GAGTCGGTCGAAAAGATCTTTTTGCTCTCTCAGACCGAGGTCTCCGGCGGTAAAAACAATAATATCGCTGAGGGCGCGCCTTACGAATACTATACGCGGCTTGTCGGTGCGGTTACGACCGCTGAAAACGTCGGTCGTATCAAGTACGGTACTGACGGCGCGGCTTGCTATTGGTGGCTCCGCGATCCGCACACTGGCTCCTCGAGCGCTCCGCGTCATGTCTATCCGTCCGGCTATGTCTTCTACAACTACTACGCGAACGGCTCGCTCGGCGTCGCTCCGGCTTGCATCCTGCTTTAATCCAATAATCGGCGCTCGCAAGAGCGCCTAACATGGAGGTTAATTATATGTCTGTCAGAAAACCGGATCGTCGTCAAGGTGATTTCGAGGTCATAACGGCGGCTGAGGCGCTTGTTAAGTACACTATCGAGATAACGACCAATGAAAAGAACTTTCCTAAGCGCTATCGTTGGTGTCTGACAAACAAGATTGTCGAAAACGCGACCTCTATGTTTGCCGATCTCTCAAGCGCGAATAACATTAAGGTCTCGACGAAAGAGGATAAAGCTCTCCGGAGAGCCTATCAGGTTAGAGCGCTTGCAGAGATCGGCGCTATGATTGCGCTAATGCAAGTCGCCTATGATGTTTTTCACGTTGACGCCGACCGCGCCGAATATTGGACGCGGTTAGTCAAAAATGAAATGTCGCTTATCAGGAATTGGAGAGACTCAGACGATAAGCGATATAAAGATATTTCGTAATATCTTGAGGTTATCGGCTGTTTAAGCACGTCGTCCGCGATCCGAACACTGGCAACTCGAACAATCCGCGTAATGTCAATCCGTCCGGCAATGTCAACAACAACAACGCGAACAACTCGAACGGCGTCGCTCCGGATTGTGAGAAAGTCCGCTTAAAGTAAGTCCATAAGACCGAAATCCGTACACTCACGCAAGGAGCCGAAACCTTTCCGAAAGGAGAATATATAGCGCCGATGTCGTTTACTCATTTGAGTAAGCACGGCTATTAACGGCGTTTGACTTTATTATGTCGAGCAAAGAAACGGTTTGCACGTTCGACGGTCTTTATAAATCTGAGCGCCTTTGTAAGTCCGGTAAGATCTGGAAAGACAGTTGCGCGGCTTTTCACGCTAACAGGTTTCTAAGGATCGTCAATCTAAAAGACGAAATCGAAAGCGGCGAATACAGTCCGAAACCGGGCGATCTGTTTTATGTGTATGAGCCGAAACTAAGAGAGATTATGAGTATTAAGTATCGAGACCGGGTATTTCTGAGAAGGTTTAACGACGACGTCGTATATCCGACTATGACGCGGTCATTTATCTATGATAATATGGCCTGTCAACGCGGCGCGGGTACAGATCGGACGCTAAACCGGATGAATTGTCACTTGCAACGGTATTTCCGAAAGTACGAAAAAGACTTTTTCGTCTTGCAATGTGACATACATCATTATTTTCAGACCATGCCTCACAAGCTGACCGAGGAGCTTTTCTGTAAACGTCTCCCGGATGAATGGAGCCGACAAGAGCTTATCAAGGCTTTAGCAATCTTTCCCGGCGAGGTTGGCTATAATCCCGGCTCTCAGGCGGTACAGATTGCGGGTATCTCCTATCTTGATCCTATGGATCACTTGATAAAAGAGAAACTCAGGATTAAAGGCTATATCCGGTATATGGACGACTTTATACTCTTGGATCCCTCTAAGGAATATCTCGAGGAGTGTCTAAAGACTATCCGCGAGTATTTAAGTACAATCGGACTCACGCTCAACGAAAAGACTCATATCTATCCGGTGAAAGATGGTATTCCCTTTCTCGGTTTTACGTTCTTTTTGACCGATACCGGTAAGGTAATTCGGAGAATCAAGCATAAGAACGTATCTCGAGAGCGTCGGCATTTGCGAAAGTTGGTCAAAGAGGCTAAATCCGGCAAGTTGACAAGGCTCGAGGTCGATCAATGCTATCAATCTTGGAAAGCTCACGCGGCGCGAGGCAATACGCGAGCTTTGGTTAGAAAGATGGATCAATACTATATCAACTTATGGAGGTGTCAAGAATGATTGGATTTAAGAGCTATACCGACGACGACCTGAGAAATCGTCACGCCGTCGAGGTACTCGGTCATAAGTCCGAGGAGGTCGACGTCGTCCAGCTTGAGCAGGATGAAGCAATCGCGGCGATCTATGAGGAGCTTATCGGTCTGCTGTATACCGAGACCGGCGAGCCGGTCGAAATGGTCGATATTGCGACCGTTACCGAGACCTGTAAGGATCTGATTAACAAGACCGTCGCTAACAAGGTCAATACCGCCGTTAAGAAAGCGGTCGACGCAATGAAAGAAGCTCTCAAGGCTGAAATCATTGAGGAACTGACCGCCGCCGACGCTGAAACCGTCGAGGAGCCGTCCGAGACCGCTGAGGAGCCGTCTGAGGGCGCTCAGGAGGCCGATAACGGCGAGGGCGAGGAAACGGTCGAACAGACCGAGGAAACGTCTGAGGGCGGCTCTGAGCCGTCTGAGGAGCCGACCGACGCGGTCGAGTAAATGTCAGGAGGTAAAAGACCATGATTAAGAGTATGATTGACGTTTACTATCGTTTGGTTAAGTCCGGCGTTAGGACGCTTGACAGTATTCCGGCGGCTTATCGTGAAGCGGTCGCCGAAAAGCTGAGGGGCGATACCGAGGAGACTCCGGAGAATGGAAACGACGACGATAACGGCGAGGAGTAACGCGGAACTATTGCGGGTGATTTCTGAGCAAGAGACCATAATCAAGGCTCAGAGTGAGGAAATCACTCGCCTTAGTGAATTGGTCGCGCTCCTCGAAAATGACCGGTCAGAAACCTAAAGAGAGGAGGCGGTAATATGGCGGGTCAGAGACAACCGATAGAGCTTATCAAGGCGAAAGGTGCTAAACATCTGACTAAAGCGGAAATCGCCGAAAGAGAGCAATCCGAGGTTAAACCGATAACCGACAATATTATCGCTCCGGAGTATCTGACTAAGAAACAAAAAGAGACCTTTAATCGCCTTGCGGATCAGCTAAAGGCTCTTAAAATCATGGGCGAGACCGACGTCGACGCTCTCGCTCGGTATATTACGGCGAACGATTTTTATATCAATGCTGTAAGAAAAATGAGATCAAAAGAGGTCAAAGACAATCCGGTCTTGTTTGGTTCATGGGCGAAAATACAAGAGCGCTATTTCAAGCAATGCCGGAGCGCGGCTAACGACCTCGGATTGACAATCTCGAGCCGGTGTCGGTTGGTCGTGCCGGAGCGTAAGACCGAAACGCCGAAAGAAAACAAGTTTAAGAAGTTTGAAAAGAGGTCGGCGGTCGGTGAGTGACGGATCCGCCGTTTATAACGACCGAGTAACTCAATACGCGCGGCGCGTCGTGTCCGGTGAAGTCGTCGCGGGTGAGTTACATATCTTAGCTTGTCAACGGCATTTGAACGACCTAAAAAGGCAACGCTCGAAAGAATTTCCGTACTATTGGGATCCGGTAAAGGCGACCGAAATCCTCGACTATGCGGAAACCTTGACGATTGCAGAAGGTGAAGCGCCTAAACCGGTAAAGTTGCTTGACTCTCAGGCTTTCGACCTCGGATGTACTTTCGGATGGTATAAGACCGGAAATAATAAACGCCGCTTTCGTCGACGCTATAAGTCAATGGCTCGACAGAATGGTAAGACCTTTGAAAATGGTATCATGGGTACTTATATCGCGGGTTTCGGAGGTTACTATTATGGTAAACTCTTTACGGTCGCCACAAAGAAAAGACAGGCGCGGCTTGCATGGGAGGAAATGAGTAAATTTATCTCGATTGATCCAGACCTAAACGAGTATTTCGACGTCAAGGATTATAAATCGACGATAGAGGCGCTCGAAACCTTTTGCACTATCGAGGCTCTGAGCCGTGAGGCCGGTCTCGAGGATGGTTTTCGCTCTATCTATTCCTCGGTCGACGAAATCCACCAACACAAAGACAACAAGATCTATAAGGCTCTGTATAACGGTACTCGGTCTCTCGACGAAACTCTCGTTTCGATGATAACGACTCGAGGCGATAAACTGAATACGTTTTGTAAGGAAATGGACGACTATTGTATAAAGATCCTCCGAGGTCTTGCGACCGCTGAGGATTTCTTTGTAGATATTTACTGTCTTGATCCGCAAGATGATATTTGGGATCCGGTGAATTGGGCGAAAGCTAATCCGTTCATATGCTCGCCGGGTAACGAGTCAAAGTTTGAGGTACTGAAAACCGACGCTCAGACCGCTAAGGATATGGGCGGCTCCGATTTAAGAGACTTTCTTACAAAGTC